GAAGATAAGTTAACAGAAACAATAGAAGCATCTGATAAAGACTTAGCAAATGTGACTAAAGAGTTAGAAGAAGCAGAGAGTGCTTTAGCTACTGAGCAAGCAACTAATAAAGCTAAGACAGAAGAGATAACTAATTTAAATGAAGCTCTAAAAACTTTAGAAACTGATTTAACTGCTTTATCTGATGAGTTGGCTGAAACTAAAACTGAAAAAGCTAAAGCTATTGAGGACGGTAACACGGCATTAGCAGAGGCTTTACAAGAAGCAGAGAAAAAGTTAACAGAAACAATAGAAGCATCTGATAAAGAGTTAGCGGACGTGACTAAAGAGTTAGAAGAAGCGGAGAGTGCTTTAGCTACTGAGCAAGCAACTAATAAAGCTAAGACAGAAGAGATAACTAATTTAAATGAAGCTCTAAAAACTTTAGAAACTGACTTGACTACTTTATCTGATAAAATAGCTGAAGTTGAAACTGAAAAAGCTAAAGCTATTAAAGATGGTAAAACAGCATTAGCAGATGCGCTACAGGCAGCCGAAGATAAGTTAACAGAAACAATAGAAGCGTCTGATAAAGTTTTAGCAGATGCACAAGCTGCTAGCGCAACCGAATTAGCTGATGCAGTAGCAGCAGGCAAAATAGCTGTAGATAACGCTATTGCTGCGGGAGAATCTGCTGTAGCTGCCGCAGAAGCAGCAGGAGAAGCCGCTGTAGCAGAAGCTGTAACCGCAGGAGAAGCCTCTTTAGCGGAGGCTATAGCAGCAGGAGAAGCTGATGTAGCGGAGGCTATAGCAGCAGGAGAAGCTGATGTAGCAGAGGCTGTGGCCGCTGGGGAAGCCGCAGCAACAGCAGCCGGAGAAGCAGGGTTTGAAGAAGGTTTTGGTGAAGGCAAAGGCGAGGGTCTTGGGGAAGGAGCAGGGGCTGGTTTAGGGATAGGAACTCTTGCTGGTCTGTCTTTAGGAGCCTCTACAGGCAATGTAACGCAAAGTTTATTTAAAGATTTTATATTTAAACCTACGTATGAAGCTCCAGAATTACTTGAATTAGCAGAACAATATCAAGGATACCAAGCTCCACAGCTAGGTTTATTTAGGAATGTATAATGAGTACAACTTACTTATCATTAGTTAACAGTACGCTACGTAGGCTTCGAGAGGATGAAGTTAGCGCAGTTGCTAACACCGCGTACTCTAGAATGGTAGGCGATTTTATTAACGATGCAAAACGCATTGTAGAGGACTCACATGAGTGGTCTGTGCTTAGAAATACAGTGGTAGTCTCTACTTCTTCTGGAACTTCAGAGTACACGCTTAGCGGTGCTGGACCACGTATAAAAGTTTATAGTGCAATTAATGACACTTCTAATTTTTTTATGAACTATGAATCTCCTAACTGGTTTGCAAACGCACAGTATATTTCAGGTGAAGTAACAAGCACTCCTGACTCATATACTTTTTCAGGAGTAGATAGCTCTGACGATTCTAAAGTTCAAGTATATCCTACGCCAGATGCTGTTTATTCTTTAAGATTTAACATTCTTTCAAGGCCAGTGGATTTAGTCAATGATACAGATACTGTTATTATACCGGCGGCCCCTATCATTCATTTAGCTATAGCTTTACTTGCTAGAGAGCGTGGTGAAACAGGAGGCACAGCAGCACAAGATTACTTTGGGCTTGCTGATAAGTACCTAGCAGACGCTATTGCTATAGACGCTTATAAGAACCCTGAAGAATTTATCTACAGAGTACCGTAATGGCACAACAGCGTCAAAACATATACATAGGTGCGCCAGGATTTCGTGGTTTAAACACAGAGGATTCTCCTGTAGGACAGGACGCTTCTTTTGCATCTTTAGCCGAAAATGCGGTTATAGATAAGTTCGGTAGAATTGCGGCTAGAAAAGGTGTAAAAAAAGTAACGTCTTCTACTACTCCTTTAGGAAGCAGTGCTGGCGTTGAAGTAATAAAAGAGTTTATAGATCGCGATGGAAATGTTTTAGTATTTTCTGCGGGCAATAATAAAATATTTACCGGAACTACGTCGTTAACTGACATAAGTAGTGGTTTGACAATAAGTGCAAACAACTGGCAAATTGTTTCCTTTAATGGAGATGCTTATTTTTTTCAAAGGGGGCATGACGCACTGAAGTATACAGACAGTAGTAGTACACTGGCTGCTTTGTCTGCTCACGCTCCTGATGCTAATGCCGTATGCGCTGCGTTTGGTCGTCTGTGGGCAGTAGATGTATCGGGCAACAAATATACGCTTTTCTTTTCTGATAGCTTAGACGGATCAAATTGGACGGGAGGTAGTGCAGGTTCTTTAGATATTACTACTGTATGGCCTTCCGGCTATGACGAACTCACTGCAGTTGCTCAATTCAATGATTTTTTAGTTATTTTTGGAAAACGTAGTATTCTTTTATACTCAGGCGCTTCTTCTCCTTCCTCTATGACTTTAGCAGATTCTATTGTTAATATAGGTTGTATTGAAAGAGACTCAGTGCAGAGTAATGGTAGCGACTTGATATTTTTATCCGATTCAGGCGTAAGGAGTTTAGGAAGGGTTATACAAGAGAAATCAAACCCTATTGGCAATGTTTCTAAAAATGTACGCGATACATTAATGGAATCAGTAAGAAATCAAACAAGCAGCATAAAATCAGTATACAGCCCAGAAGAATCTTTTTACCTTTTGTTTTTACCTACTACTCTAGAAGTCTTTGTGTTTGATATGAGAGGCACGCTGGAAGACGGAAGCTATCGTGTGACTACTTGGGTAAACAATGGGGCTACTCTACTGTGTGGTGACAGGGCAGCAGATGGTACACTTTTTTTTGGTAATGCTTTAGGGATTAATAAGTACGAAGGATTTTTAGATAACGATAATTCGTACACTATGAAATACTTTACACAGCCTTTATCTTTTGGTGACCCCGCCACATTAAAGATGTTAAAAGAAATTAACTTTACAGTGGTTGGCGGGTCCGGAACAACAGTAGTAGGAAACTGGGCTTATGACTATACAGAAGGTTTTAGCAAACAAGCATTTACTGTAGCTACTAGTTTAATTGCTGAATATGGAATATCCGAATACAACGTAAGTGAATCAGAGTATAGTGCTACTATTGTTATTGATGTTGCAAAAGTAAAAGCAACAGGATCGGGTAAAGTATGTACTATTGGTGTAGAAGCTACGATAGACGGAAGAGCGTTGTCTATACAAGAACTGAACACAGAAGCTATCATAGGTAGGCTTATATAATGACTAATTATACAAAAACAACTGATTTTGCATCAAAAGATACTTTACCTTCTGGCAATGCCAATAAGATTGTTAAAGGCACAGAGATTGATACAGAGTTCAATAATATAGCAACTGCTGTAGCAACTAAAGCTGACTCAGCTAGTCCTACATTTACAGGTGTTATTTCTGTTCCAGACGGAAGTGCAAGTGCTCCTTCGATAACGAACACAGGAGATACTAACGCGGGTTTGTTCTTCAGTGCAGCAGATACACTTGCGTTTACAGCAGGCGGCACTGCTCAATTTACTATGGCTGATGGCGTTATTGCGCCTGTTACAGATAACGATATAGATTTAGGAACTAGCTCACTCAAGTTTAAAGATTTTTATATTGACGGAATTGCTTATTTAGATGCTATTAACTTAAATGGCACTGCAATTACATCTACTGCTGCTGAAATTAACATACTTGATGGCGTAACTTCAACAGCAGCAGAACTCAATATATTAGATGGAGTCACCTCTACAACTGCTGAGCTTAACATTTTAGATGGTGTAACATCAACTGCCGCAGAGATTAATCTTTTGGATGGCGTTACAGCCACTACAACAGAACTTAACTATAACGACACAGGCGCTTCAGTAGGCACAGTAGTAGCTAGTAAAGTTGTAACAGTAGATGCAAACAAAGACGTAGCCAGCTTTCGCAATATTACACTTACTGGAGAACTAGATGCAGGATCTCTTGACATTTCAGGCGACGCTGACATTGACGGTACGTTGGAGACTGATGCACTGTCTATTAATGGCACAGCGGTTACGTCTACGGCAGCAGAACTTAATATACTTGACGGTGCTACAGTAGTTGTAGGTGAAATAAATGCTCTTGACTTAGGAAGTACAGCAGTTGGTACAGCCATTGCTTCCAAAGCGGTTATTTTAGATTCTAGTAAAGACTATACTGGTATTAGAAATTTAACAATTACTGGTGAGCTAGACGCAGGTTCTTTAGACATCTCAGGCGACATAGACGTAGATGGCACTACCAACCTTGATGTCGTGGACATTGATGGTGCTGTAGATATGGCTTCTACGCTTACTACTGCTGGCGACATTTCTATAAACGCTGGGTCTGGTAACCCTTCTCTTACTATAAAAACAGCAGGGGCTGGCAATAACCCACACATCAACTATCGTGCAGGCGATAATACTGTTTTTGATACGATGTTAGTTGCTTCAGCGGCAACTGATTACTGGCGAGTTGGGTATGGTGCATCAGGATCAGTAACTAGTGAGTTTCTAGCTGTAACTACGGCTGGAAATGTCGGGATTGGTACTACTTTGCCTGATAGTCCCTTAGAAATACAAGCGGCAACTAACAGTTCTTCAGACACAACATACCTTAAACTTTTTAATGCTGGGGAAAACGTAGGTCATATTGATTTTGAAAACGGTAACGGAAGCCTAGGAAGAATTACGGGAACCAAAGAAGGTTCTGGTGCTTCTGCGAACGATGGAATACTTACTTTTTCTACTGCTCTTGATGCCTCTTTGTCAGAAGCCATGCGCATCGACTCAAGTGGCAACGTCGGTATTGGTACTACCGGTCCAGCTAAACGAATGGAGGTACGCGGAGGCACAATAAACGGGGATATTGCGGCTTTCAACACAGTGGCTGGGCGAGGTCTTATTATTTCTGACTTCGCAGTGTCAGGTACCAATGCCGCAGGTATTGACTTCAACGCTACAGACGTGGGAGGACAAGCAAATCTTTCGTTTAGCACAAGAGACACTGAACGCATGCGCATCGACTCAAGTGGCAATGTCGGTATTGGCACTAGCAGCCCATCTACATTCAGTGGATTTTTAACAGTACATCAGAAAAACGCATCGGGTAATGCTATTCATTTAGTTGAAACAGATGGTGGTGTAATAAGTCAAATAATTGCTAATGACGCTAACAGTGGTGAAGTTTTTATAGGCGCAAGAAGCAATCATCCACTGCTTTTTACCACTAATGATACAGAACGCATGCGTATCGACTCCAGCGGTAACGCGCTAGTAGGACGCACCAGCAGACTTACGAGCCAAGTCAAAAGCATTAGTTCTGATACTGTTGTTTCAGCACATGGGACTTTAACTTCCCATCAAACTAATGCCGCAATCATGCAGTACACCAGTAATGAAATGATTTTAAGAAGTTACGGTGCAACTGCTGGCACTGGTGAAATGGTATTTAAAACTGGCGGTGGCGGTGATTCTGCTGACAGTGAAGCCATGCGCATCGACTCTAGCGGCAACGTGCTTGTGGGGCGTAGCTCTGGGCCTTATACTGATGGTAATAATGTTCGTCTACACGTTGAAGGCCCATTGCCTGCTGCGGATGGGCGAGGACAAATGGCGATTGCTACAACTGCGGCGTATAACGCGACAGATAGAAAAGCTATGCTCAACTTTAGTGGAGCCTATGATACAGGAGCACTTCCAACGTTCCTTGCGGGTATAGCAGGTGAAAAGGAAAATACTACTAATAGCAATTATGGCGGCGCTTTAACGTTACACACGAGGCCAAATGGTGGAGCTCTTGCAGAACGCATGCGCATCGACTCAAACGGCAAAATCTTTATGACTGAAGGTGTTCCGTTTTCTTGGGCTGATAGTTCCCAGAACGTAGCCGCTGAAATTTATGGGGACTCGTCAGACAACTTAATATTTAGAAATACGTCTGCAAAAACAGAACGCATGCGCATCGATGCAAGCGGCAATGTCGGTATTGGAGAAACAGCTCCT